GCGAGCCGCAGGAGCTTGCGGTGTTCTACTCCCTCATGATCAGCCATGTTCGCATCCTGGGGGATCTCGTGAAGCGGGAGACGGACAAGAATAAGCTGATCAACAGCGTGCTCGAACAGATGCAGAGTATCGAAATCAGGAAGGACGATGACCAGGATCAGGGCGGCACCTGATGCACATAATAGGAGGAATCTGGAGCATGGATAAGCTGAAACCGTGCCCGTTTTGTGGAAGCAAAAATGTAAAGATTTACTCATGGAGCGATGGTGGTGTTTGTGTGAAATGTCTTGATTGCTATTGCCAAACGCAGTCGAGATCCGATAGTTGCATTTCTGACGCAAAGCGTGAGTCGGCAGTAGAACACTGCATTCAGGATTGGAACAAACGCACTAACTACTATACGCCGGAAGAAGTCCGCATAGCGATGACATTAGCGGGACAAGGTAGCAAGAAATTTGCATGGGGAGAAACAATCAGATTCTCGCCAACTGAAGTAGAAAAGATTTTGGCAGCCCCAACAGAGGAGTAATGCGAATGAAGTGCAATGTAGGAGACTGGACTTACATCAAAGACGGATTGCCTGAAAATTACGCAGGCCGATTATGGGTGGCTTGCAGGGCAAAAGATGGTAGCCGTGAGAATTGGGTAGCTTGCGGAATTATCTACGGGCATTTCAGAGGGACAACAAATCCGTGGGGTATTCCGTTGCTCGACAATGATAATTATGAGGCTTACGCGTGGATGTATGAATGGTATCCAGAGCCGCCAAAGGAGGAATGCGAAGAATGACAGCAGAAGAACTGATGGAATGCTTGAAGAAATTCAAACCGAATCAGCGAGTCATTCTGTTTGATGAGGACGCAATCCCTTATATGATTGAATCTGTTGTGATCGATGTGCCGAATGACGGGGCTATGAATTATATTACTCTTAGAGAATGCGAGGGATAAGAATGAATAGAAATGAACTGATGAAAGAGCTTGATCGGATCATTGATGTCGGGATCGTCAATGCGCATCACGACAGGGAGGTGCTGCAGGAGATCCGGGAGCAGCTGAATAATCCGGCCTATGTTGTTACGCAGGGCTGTTATTCAGATTATCACATCGAAGGCGTCTTTCTGAACGAGGAGAGCGCAAAGAAGTATGCAGCTGCATGCGGTGGTGAGCTTGAGACCTATGTCCAGCTTGACAGGGCGGATGGGCACAAAGAGGATGAAAATCTGCGGATAGAATACAATACTGTGATCAATAAGATTTCCGGAATAGAAATCATTAACTGGCGCGATCATGATAGCTTTAGGCGGCACATATTTACATTTCATGTAAGTGTCAGCAGTCGTGTGGGCCAGGATGTCATCCTGAATGGCGTTGATTCCGAGCTGGCGCTGAAGGTGGCGCAGGACAGATTCGCTGAATGGGCGTATACGCATGAGACCAATGAAGATAAGTGACTAAGGAGCGAAGCATGCGGCGGATGATATCAGTGCTGATCCTGATCCTGATAGTATGCATCATGATCCTGCTACCGAGCGAGAGACCCCCGGCTGATGTCGATTGTGTCATCACTCTGCAACACGGGCGGATGGTGATCCTTAGACCCGGAGACGGTGACAAATGATCCGATGTGATACATGCCCCTATTGCCGGAATACAGGTCAGGCGGACAAGGTTGATTCTGATGGGAATTACTATTGCATCTGCGGAATGACCGGAAACATTGTCTACACCTACCCCAGACGAGTGAAGCGGTATTCCGGATCTGGATATCTTCGCTTCGGGGTCAGCTCCTGCGGGATCTTCGAGACCGTGGATGATGTGCTGGCCCACATGACAGAAATCGAACGGAAACGATACTACGAAAGGATGAAACAGAATGTTTGATGTTGAGGATTATCAGCGGTTGGCCATGCGGACCAGCCCGGACGGACATGACCGGATGCTGAATGGCTGCATGGGTCTAATCGGCGAATCTGGTGAAGTGGTGGACATCGTGAAAAAGTGGAAGTTCCAGAGCGGTGACCACGCGCAGCTGCCGAAGGATAAGCTGATTGAGGAGCTTGGAGACGTGCTCTGGTATTGTGCGGAAGTCAGCACTGCCCAGATGGTGGAGATGATGCCGGCGGTCAAGGCGATGGGACTGGAGGATATCCAGTATGACGGGAAGCTCCATGTCGAAGCACTGTTCTTGGCCAAGCTCACGCAGAGCATGACGGACGCATGGCTCTATCCGGACGAATACCAGCCCGAACCGCTCTACATTGTGGCCTGCATCATTGACCTGATCAGCTATATCCTGAAGACCTACTGCGGATCCACGCTGGAGGAATGCATGGAGCGGAATATCGAGAAGTTGAAGCGCAGGTATCCTGACGGCTTTGATCCGGAAAGGAGCCTGCACAGGGAGGAATGACCTATGGGTCTTCACTGCCCTAAGTGCAACACAGAGAACCACCATGTGATCGACAGCCGTGGCAAGGGTGATCTGATCTGGCGCCGGCGGGAGTGTCTGAGCTGTGGCGAGAGGTTTAATACCTACGAATATTTGGAGCCGGTGACAAAGAGGGAGATCTGGGAGGAGATCAAGCCGGAGCTCATCGCCAATATCCGGGCAGCTATTATCAAATCATTCAAGGACGATTAGTTGTATTCAGCAAATGACCGGCAAGTAAGAGAACCCAGTGTTTTCAAGGCTTGCCGGCTTTTTCTTGCTATTATTGTTGCTTCGAATCAAGTAAGAAGGAAAGTTGAACGGCAAGAAAAATTATTTAATTTTACGCAAAAAAGGCTTGACTTTTACGTAAAATTACGTATAATAGTAGATGAAAGGAGGACGAGCGATGAATCCAAAAGGAGAAGCGATCGAAGCCCTGAAGGAAAACGGATACAAGCCGTTGAACCGCAAAGGATCGAGACACGACCTCTACTGGAACGAAGAGCTGAACAGCCGAATCCCGGTAAGCAGAGGAACGGACTTCGACAAGACCGACAGGGACAGGATCCTTCAGGAGATCAGACAGGCAAAACGGAGGAAGGGGCTAAACTAAGCCCCAACCTCCTCCCCTTCGGGGAGTACAGAATATAATTTGGAGGGAAAACGAATGAAAGGAAACTATGCCGCAATCTTTGAGCCGAAGAATGGCAAAGTGTATGTCAGCTTTCCGGATCTTCCCGGATGCGTTACCAGCGGGAAAGATGTGAATGATGCCTACGATATGGCGATCGATGCAGCGAATCTCTGGATGACCAGTGCGGTAGAAGATCAGCACGAACCGGCACCGAAAGCTACTCCGGTAGAACAGCTCAAATTCACAGAAGGTTCCTGGACAATGCTGATCCAGGTTGACACTGAGGATTATCTGAGGCGGACCGAGACTAAGGCTGTACGCAGGACGGTTTCCATCCCGTCATGGATGGATCAGATTGCACAGAATAGAGGAATCAGCCTCTCGAAAGTGCTTCAGGATGCGCTGAAAGCGCAGATTGCATAAACCGATGCAGGACGGATAAAACCGCCCTGTTTTTTTGTACGTTTCGACAAATTCTCAAAAGTCGTTCGGAATGTTCAGATATGTTCGATGAATCTGTGTTAAATTGTAGCCTGTAAAATTTTGATCGAGACCAGGGAGCAGTCCGCCAAACAGGACGGCTCCTATTTTTGTGAGAAAGGAGGGTCTGGGGCGGCACACAGCTCCTACGTGCTGGCCTGTATCGTGTTTGGCATTTTCGCGCCGATTTCGCCTAAGGTGCGCAGAGAATGAAAGGAGCAAGACGATGTTCGCTGAACTGAAAGCGAAATTCAAGAGAAACCCCAAATTATACTATGCGTTGAGCATATGCGCTACATGGGCTGGAATTGGCAGTCTCATGAACGGAATCACGATGACCCAAACATACGGGACCGTGCCATCATTGATCTGGGTGCTGGGTAACGTGCTGGCCTGTATCGTGTTTGGCATTTTCGCGCTTAAAATCCCGAAGGTTCGGGAAGTGTTCGGAAGCCGGATTATGAAATGGGTCTGCGGGATCATGTGTGTGTTCCAGGCTTGGCTCAGCATGAATGGAACTCAGACGGTATTTGCTGACACACCGATCGGCGCAACCGGCGGAATGATCATCGCCTATGCCATGTCGGTGGTATTCCTGCTGATTCTGCTGAAGTATGGCATGATCAGGAACGTTCTGACGGACGGTGTGGGCTGGATTGTGGTCTATCTGCTGGCTGCAGCGGTGACGATCATTGCCGCGATTAACGCCGGAGGGCATTACAACAGCATCCCGATGATTGCCGATGACAAGGCAATGGGAGAAGGCATCTGGAAAGCGATCCTGCTGCTTCCCGGACCGTTCACGTATCCCTACTTCTTCGAGATCCTCAATTATAACGAGAGGAACGAAGACGGGACACGGAAGGTCGATGTCAAAGCGGCGTTTACGCTGGGCGGCATTTTCTTCGGGATCTACATGGCCATCATCTTCCCGCTGGCGTGGGTGCGGTTCTCTCCTGCGCTGAACATCGTGAAAGCGATCCTGATAACGATCATCGGAGCTTCCACCCTGTCCAGCTCCATGTATTCGATCTACATTGCCTTCGGGAAAAAGGTCGGGCTGGCCATCAATGGTGGTCTGATTGCCGGATGGGCATTCCTGGTTCCGCTGGGAGTCATGGGAATGTGGACGCTAATGGCTTCGGTTCGCATCTACTTCGTTGGCGCCGGAATACTCTTCGCCATTTGCTGGTATCTGTATGAGCAGCGAAAGGCGGTGAGAGCATGAAGCTGATCCGCATGAAGCTGTCGGAGCTGAAATGCCCGGAGAAAAACGTCAGAATCCATTCCGAAAAGCAGGTCAAAGAGTTCGTGCGGAGCCTTGACGCCTTCGGACAGATCCGCCCGATTGTGGTAGACGAGAGCAACACGATCCTTGCAGGCAACGGCCTGTACGCCGCCCTGCAGGCCAAGGGAGAGACCGAGGCCGATGTGTACGTGATGAAGGGCCTGTCTCCGAATGAGAAGAAAAAGCTCATGCTGGCAGACAATAAGATCTACAGCCTGGGCGTGGATGACATGGCAGTCTTCGAGGAGTTCCTGAAGGATCTTGGAGATGACCTTGAGATCCCCGGCTATGATCTGGAGCTGCTGGAAACCATCACGGCGGACATGAGCGATGTGGACGAGATGATATCCGGCTATGGGACGGTGACCGAAACCACCAAGGAGCAGATTGCAACCACAGCGGAGCGCTACGAGGCCCAGGAGGAGCATCACGCCGCTGCCGCGGAGGAAATTAAGCCTGCACCCATGCCGGCCCCAGACGCCCCGCCTGAGGCTCTCCCCAAGCGCTTTATTCAGTGTCCGAAGTGCGGCGAGAAAATTTGGCTGTGAGGTGATACTCATGGCCATCGTCAAAGTCCAGGGCAAAATGAGCGTGGTTGAAGCTGCAACTCAGCGCATTCAAAATATATTCGACAACGGTGTCCGGGTGTACATGGCTTTCTCTGGCGGGAAAGACACCCTCTGCATGTGCGGAATCATCTGGGAGCTGGCAATGGCCGGAAAGATCGATCTGCATCAGCTGACGGTGGTCTTTATTGATGAGGAATCCATCTATCCCTCCATGTTCGAGATGACCATGGAATGGAAAAAGAAGTTCACCCGAATGGGCGCCGAGTTCCGGTGGTATTGCCTGCCAGTGAAACAGGTCTCCATGCTGCATCAGCTGCAGGATGACGAATCGTGGATCACCTGGGAGCCGGGGAAAGAAAATGTGTGGATACGCACTCCCCCGCCCTATGCCATTACTCGCGATCCTGCGCTTGAGTATGCCGGGCAGATGAACTACCAGACCTTCCTGCCGAAGGTAAGCAAGGACGGCCTGATGATCGTTGGCGTCCGGGCCTGCGAATCTGTGCAGCGGCTGAAGTACATGGCCACCGTGAACATGACTGCCGGAAACGTAACCGGCAACAACATCCTCTATCCGATATACGATTGGCATGATACGGATGTCTGGCTCTACATTAAGGAGCACAGGCTCCATTTCCCGGAAGCGTATATCGATCTATACAGGGTGGGCGTCAGCCGGCACCAGCTCAGGCTGTGCCAATTCTTCGGGCATGAGTCCATCACAGGTCTCCGGTATGTTGCCGAGACAGACCCAGTGCTGTGGGACAAGATCCAGAAGCGGGAGCCGAATGCATACCTGGCTCTGCTCTACTGGGATTCTGAAATGTTCCACCGCTCAACCGTGAAGCGCAGGAAGCTGGAAGAGGGACAGGAGAAGAAGGACTACAAAGCCCTGTGCAAGGAAGTCCTATTCGAGCATCCCGAAAGGTATTTCCTCAACGATGCCAGGCGTGAGGTGGCCAGGTGCTACAGACAGCTGTACGTGAAGGGTTTCTCATTCATGAATCAGAAGCACTTCAAGAAGATGTATGAGGCACTTATGGCTGGAGACCCCAAGAAGCGTACACTCCGCGCCGTCTACACCGATATATTCACCGACTACGTTAAATACTCCCGGCAGACCGCAGGGAAGACGAAGGAGGTGAATAACCATGGATGACGCATTGTTCGCTCCCCTGTCCTCTCTGCAGTGGGTGCCGCGTGAGAAGCTCCACGCCAATGACTACAACCCAAACAAGGTATCCGAGGACAACCTCAAGCTCCTGATCCAGTCCATCCTGACAAACGGTTGGACACTGCCTATCGTGGTTCGGCCAGACTACACGATCATTGACGGCTTCCACAGATGGACCGTCTCTGGGCGAGAGCCGCTGCTGACCAAGCTCGGTGGAAAGGTGCCTGTTGTCATTGTAGACCACCACGGGGACACCAGCGCGGACGTGTATGGAACCATCACACACAACCGCGCCAGGGGCACCCATGTACTGGGACCGATGAAGCACATTGTCCAGAACCTCATTGACGAAGGGAAGACAATCGCAGAGATCGGCAAGCAGCTGGGCATGACACCTGAAGAGGTATTCAGGCTGTCAGACTTTAGCCGGGATGACTTCTTGGAGATGATGACCAAGGGCGTTACCGAATACTCACGCGCGACGATCTTTAAGAAAGTGAACTGAGCGTGGCCACTCATCACGGCATCGCGGCGCTCGACCCCATGAGGGGCGCACCGGGGAAAAACAGGGGGTATGGAAAGCCCTGTGGAAAAAGGTACTGTCAACCTGTGGAAAACCATACGCGCCCTCTTCGAC